CTGACATAGATGATTTAGAATATTGTGCTAATGTTGATGTATCTTCTTTTTCTTTATATGTTGATGATGATGAACAATCACATTCTAATCTTAATCACATTTATGCTACAAATGTTAACATTACCAATAATGGAGATAAACTTGATGTATCAAGTCCATTTGCGAAACCATATAAAGCTTCTATTACTTATGATGATGATAGCAAAAACTTTTTGTTTAATTTTGAACCGAAAAATGATAATGATGTATACAACGTAAATATTGCCGTGTCTAATCAATCAGAATGGAATTATCCTAACTCTGATGGGTGGTACTATCTCCCTATGGACACTTCGGGAGATTTCACGAAAGAAAATCCTTTGCATGGCTCAATCCCTCTGAATGTTATGCGTGACGGCATTATGCGGTATAACAGCAACAAAGATATTGAAAATACGGGCAAGCTTTATTTCTTCTTGATAGCGGCTAAGGGCAAGGGTGATGAAGCGTTATATAAGGATAGATTTTGCGCCGCAAGTTATGAATATAGTCTTGTTGATACTGTAGATAGTCACAAGAAAGAGCCGTTTGATGAAAAGAAAGATTATGAAAACTTTCCGTCTTTGTCTGATTATATAGATACTGATTTTCCTGATATAAGAGATTACGTTAACTTTGATATGTTTCAAGACTTGGACGGCATATCGGACTTTTTAAAGGCGGTTGTTGAATTTCTGTGGAACGCTTTCACAGGCTTCTTCCGTTGGCTGTGGGCGGCTCTGAAATTTGTATTCTTCAACTTCTTAGGCATTTTTGAATGGCTCGGCAAGTGTTTGTGGACTATTGTTAAAAATATCGGCATTGCACTGTATAATCTCGTGGTCGACTTGAAGAAGCTCGTGACCTATCTTTTTGTACCTAACTCAAAAGATTTGAATGTTGCTATAGAAAGCAAGTTTCCTGCTTATGCAAAGTTAAGAAAAGCTTTTCAGCAGGGTAAGCAATCATCATCAAATTCAGTTACGTTTACACTTTTCGGAAAGAACTTTGATTTTAATATGAACTCCGCTCCGAACGAGCTTAAGAGTGCGCTGTTCAATGCTTCAACTATAGCAATGTACGCTATCTGTATCTATGCGACAATTAAGGCTTTGTTCCGTTGCTTCGGAATACAGCTTCATGAATCAAGTGAAAGTGAGGGAGAATAATGATAACTGCGAAAATAGTAGTGCTGTTCTTTAGTCTGCCGTTCTTTAAGTCATTCTCAATAAGTGATGAAGCTTATTCAGCTCTTAGGGATATGATTTCTTTTCTGTATCAGCTTGACCAATTCTTAAATCTTGAATTGATGTTTGAGAGCATTTTCTATGTTCTCGGACTTCTGCTTGTATCTGCACTTGTGAACTTTGTAAGGGGGCTTTTATAATGTGGTCGGCATTTGCTAACATCAATTGGAAAGCTATGCTTATACCTCTCGCCTTGGGAAGCGTTGTGGTGGGCGTTATCGTGCTTCTTATGCTGTTTGGAACTCCTGTGCTTCATGCTTTTCCTTTGTCGGTAAAGGACACTTTCAAGACTATTAGAAAACGGCTTAAAGGTGAAGAAGTTCCGTTCAATATGTATGGGCTATATCTCTATAACGGCTTAGGCGGTCGAGGTAAAACTATAAGCATGGTGAAACGTGCGCAAGAGGTCAAGAGTAGATTTCCGAAAGTGCTTATCTGTGCTAATTTTCATACGGAAGTGGCTGACAGATTTTTTGATTGTTGGGAAGATATCTTGAACGTTGAGAATATTGACGAAAACGGCGTTAATCAAGGCGTGCTGTTTCTGTTTGATGAAATGCACCTGACTCTTAATTCTCAATCATGGAAAGATGCTCCGGACGAGCTTCTCGAATATATCTCACTGCAACGGCATTTACACAAGTGTATATGGGGGTCGGCTCAGGAGTGGAAAAGGTGTACAAAAATAATTCGTGAGCAGGTCAATTATATCATAGATTGTAAGGCGTATTTCAATTCACGCCTTATCGTCAATAAATGCTATACAAAAGAAAATTATCTCATTAATGGAGAGCAGGGCAGTGCAGGAACGAGAAAACGTCCGAAAGAATGGAAAGAAACATTTTGCGCCACTGATGAATTAAGGTCGCTTTATGACACGGAAGAAATCGTTAAGGGGCTGAAAATCGGGCGCACAAGTGAGCAAGAGAAAATAGCAAGCAGAATTTTAAAAGCTATGCAAGATTGATTTAGCCACGTGCGCACGCTCCTGCGTGCGCCGTGGCGAACAGCTTGCAAGCTTAGAAATTTGCGGTTATATACTTGATAATAACCGCAAATTTCCGTCAAAAACTAAAATGGCGGTGGGAAAATGGCAAATTTTTATGATTTACCCCCTGAGGTCGTTTTAAAAAATACTAAAACAAAAATCTACGCTGACGGCTCTTCGACAACAACTTATTGCAACAATTACATATTCGTTGACAAAAACCTTGAAGAATATCAGCAAAATCAAGAAATATTACAGCTTAAACGAAAATGGGAGAAATTTGAGAAATCTCAGCAGGAAGAAGATACTCAAACAGATATGTTTGATATAATCAAAAAACCTGCAAAGGTTTCAAAAGAGGAAAGAGGGGAACGGACGGATATATTAAAGCGTGCAAAAGACAAGGTCTTTGATATAGCCTTTTCAAATGAGTGGGCGTATTTTCTCACTATTACTTTCAATGGTAGTGAATACGATTTTTCTAATGCTGATTTTGTTAAGAAAAAACTTAGGCGGTGGCTTGAAAATCAGGTCAAGCGGAAAGATATGAAATACTTGCTCATTCCTGAAAGGCATAAGAACGGCGGTATACATTGCCACGCTCTTATCAATGATTGCTTTGATATGGTCGATTCAGGCACAAGGCTTGTAACTGGATATAACAAACCTGTGACATTAAAGACCATAGAGGAAAAGAACTTGCACGTTAGAAACGTTGTGTATAATATCCCTGAATGGAAATACGGCTTTTCCACGGCTATTCCTGTGGAAAATAATTCGGCGGCTCTTGCGTTCTATATCACAAAATATATAACAAAGGGCAATAATAAGATATTCGGCAAGTATTATTGGAGTAGTCGGAATTGTAATCGTGATCCTCAGATTATATACAGTAATACCGATTTTGATAGCGTTTCAAAGTCGGCTATCACAAAACCTTATACCTCTAATCAGTATAAATACAATACAAATGTAAATATTATTCCGAACTTTGAAGAAGTTTCAGCTAGGTTTGATAATATTGCAGATTTCCTTGATTATATTTACTCTGACGAATACCGCAAGGAATATGATGATTATTTTGAAAGGAGTGAACTAAATGAATGATGAAATGCTTATTGCTTTTCAACGTTTTCTATCTGATACTTGCAGGATTAGTTATAATCATTATTTGTCATTGTCTGAAAACGTTCAGCAACAAATACTTGAAAGCTTTTATAATAACGATTGCAATTCTGATATTGTTAGGGCTTTACGTAATACTTCGCCTGCAACTGAATCAAAAAGTTTCCTTGAATATCTCCGCAAGCACAGACTTTCAAGAGCCGTCTTTCATCAGCTTGATAACGTGACAAAGGTAAAAATCTATAATAACTATCATCAGGAAAGGACCTTGGCAAAATGATAATGAGCATTGAAAACATTGACACGGATAAAATTTTGTTCTGTGACTATATCATAGTATGGAATAATGAAACGTGTTACAGAAAATCTCCGTCAACTTATGATGGCTATGTAGGTATCATAACAAAATACCTTTACCCTTATTTCAAGAGCAAAGGACTTAGACTTGTTGATGTCAAGCCTATGCACATAGAGGGCTATCAAAGGCACATACTGCATGATACAAGGCTTTCTGTGAATACGCTCCGTAAACATCATGAAGTCATGCGTGCGTGTCTGAATTACGCATATAAGAACGATTTTATAAGCAAAAATCCTTACACGGCTTTTTCACTTCCTCGAAAGGTGGAAAATGAAATGTCATATTATACAGAAGAACAGCTCTTGAAGCTCCTTCGTGTAGCTTATGGTACTCAGATAGAAAGCTTTGTGTATCTCGCTGTGTGGTTTGGACTTCGCAAGTCTGAGATACTCGGTTTGCGGTGGGAGAATGTTGACTTTATCGGGCGTTGTCTTTATATCCGTGAAACAAGAACTAGGATAAAAGACTATAAGTCCGGACACTGGGTCGAAAGTCAAAACAAGAGAATGAAAACAGTAAAATCACGCCGTGAGTTTCCTCTTAGTGATGAACAACTTGACTACTTGCATAAGCTTTATAGCAGACAAGCTCCACTGTGCAAGGCAAGGAATTATGTGTGCGTGAACGCTGAGGGTGTACCGCTTCACTATGATTATGTACTGCACGCCTTTCAAGACTTGCTCCGCAAGAACGATTTGCCTAAAATTCGCATACATGACCTTAGACACAGCAATGCAACGCTTATGCTTAACAGCGGTTTCAGTATGAAAGAGGTTTCGGAGTGGCTCGGTCACAGTACATACAAGCTTACGGCTGATACATATACTCATGTATCGGCTGAGAATAAAGCTCAGATGTCGAAAACGATAGGCTATAAGCTTTCACCTTATAAGGGTGATAACTTATGAGTGTAGCACTTACGGCTTATTCAGGGGTGTTTCTGCTTTATGTGAGCTATGATCTTGAAATGATTATTGAGAATTTTGAAAGGAATGTTGAAAATGAAAGAGTTTAATTTTTGGTGCAAGGAAAATACTGATTTCGGTAAGTGTGATAATAAGAAATGCGGTTTTTTTGAGTGCGGCTGTTATGGTTACTGTGATGAATGTGTTTATCATTTTATGGATTCAACTGTTTGTGAAAATTGTTCCGCCCCTCAATTTATGAGAGATTATGCAAAACAGCAGGAAAATGATTAATAAAAAAAATGCAGGAAGATATTAATCATCTTCCTGCATTATTTTTTCAAACTTTATATCGTCTTCAAGCAACTCCAGTATTAGAGCGTTCAGACTCTTTCCTTTTTTCTCTGCATGAGCTTTGTATATGTCCCTTTTTCCTTTAGGCATTCTTAATGATACTTGGTCATATGCTTTTGAAATATATTTGCTTGTAGCTTTTTGTTGTGCCTTGCTTATCATTTTATCACCTCTTTGGATTATATTATATCATATTTTTATAATGCTATCAATATACAATTTCAATATATATTGCTAGCAAAATTTGTGCAATTTATCTATTGATATAATGCTAGCAATATGTTATAATATATATAGTGAAAGAGATAAAGGTAACTTTCACAGCGGAGGAAATTGAAAGGAGTGAGGATAATGCAGAACATGCCTACAGCTACAGAACTTGCGATAAAGTATGCAAAGCGTGAACAGCTTAGAATTATAATAGACAAGGCTCAGAATATTCATGCTGATTGCGAATATGAGGCTTTATCAAAGCTGATTAACGAACTCAAACAAATGCTTGAAGAAGCATAAAAAAATGTAGTCGGCAATCCGTCAAAATACACCGACTACATATTCACACACAAACTCGGATAACCTCCGCTTTGTAAATCCGAGTATAACACAAATTTTACTAAATGTCAAGTTGAAAGGATTGTTGAAAATGACTATTTCAAACTACTATGTTCGTGAGTATCTTCACCTTTATCATGAATATCGTAAGGTAATTAATATATTTGATGCTTTTCTTTTGTATGGGAAAATAGAATACACTCTCGGTGAGTTGCGGAGAGATTTTTCACTTGACTATCAATTTCACTGTGCCCTTCATGATAGGCTCTTTAATCTTTCCTGTCGTACTTGCGGAAAGTTCGGCAAACTTAATTCTCAGAATGATTTCTGATTATTATTCGTGTAAATAAAATAAAGAGAAGCCTTTTTTTCAAGACTTCTCTTTGCTGGTTGCGGGAGCTGGATTTGAACCAACGACCTTCGGGTTATGAGCCCGACGAGCTACCGAACTGCTCCATCCCGCGATATTTTTTGTGCTCTCTCTTGAGTGCTTATTTATTATATCACAAATGAATGTGAATGTCAATACCTTTTTTGCAATTTTTTTATTTTGATTGAAAACTCTTGACTATTGTATCCAAATCGGGTATAATATATACGATATCGGGGTGTGGCGCAGATTGGTAGCGCGCTACCTTGGGGTGGTAGAGGTCGTCGGTTCAAATCCGGTCACTCCGACCAAAAGCCCAAAGTGCGGTTGTTAAATTAATTATCTAATTGTTTTTTCATTTCCAACATACCTTTCAAGTTTCAATATAATAATTTCAAATAAATATTAATCATCATAACAAGGTACAGAGCAATTCTCACAAGCAGGAGAATCTGTAAGATAAAATATACATTCCTCACAGTGGGCATAACAACAACAGTTATCATAATCGCATACCTTATCGGCACATTTGCCATGGTCAGTATTTTCTTTACACCAAAAATTAAACTCTTTCATTTTAAAAGCTCCTTTATTATTCAAATTTGAGATTATTCACAGCTTTGCACATCTGATTGAAATTGCTATGTACATAACGCTGGGTAGTTGTTATATCAACGTGTCCGAGCAATGCTCTAAGGGTTTCAATATCTGCACCGCACTGAATAAGATACGTTGCATAGCTATGTCTAAGCTTGTGCGGAGTGAGATACTGTAAATCAGGGTACTTTATTTTCTGTTGCTCATAGAACGCTCTGTAGAGCCTGTTATAACGTCTAAGGGATATAACTGTATGCGTTATAGGTGAAACGAACAGAAAGCCGTCTGAGACGTCCTGAGAGCGTATCTGATGAAGAATAGCTATTGCATTACTATGCAAAGGGATAAGCCTATCACGGCGTGATTTTGTGGTCTGTACAATCCTATCACCGCATGAAGTATGTACGAGTGTCTGACAAACCTTAAGATACCTGTTATCAAGGTCTATATTATCCCAACTAAGGGCGAGAAGTTCACCACGGCGGAGACCTGTCCACAAGTCAAGCTGAAACATTCTGCAAACGCTGCTATCATCATCAAAAAGATGTACAAGATTATCAGGGCTGAAATATTCAGCTTCTTTTTTTATACGTTTTGGAGGTTTAACATAGTCGCAAGGGTTTTTGTCACAATAACCATTAACTATAGCTTCACGGAATACACGTTTTAACAGAAAGTATGCACGACGTTGACGTTCGTTGCTGTATGTAAGCGTAGATTTTAAACAATTCTGAATATCAATAGGCTTGACATCTGTAAGCTCCATATCGGCTATATAACCGAAGTGTTTTTGATTTATATAGTAATAGTCCTTATAGCAATCATAGGCTATCACATCAACGCAGTATGCGTTATAGAACATCTCAAACCATTCTTTAAAAATCATAGGACATCATCATTTCCATTCTCTTTAAGATATTGAAGTATATCATTGCAATTCTTTTCGACCTGACTTGAAAAGGTGAAACTGCTTTCATACTGAAAACAGACATTAGCACGAGGGGGAGAAACTATAGGCAAATCATCTTTAAAGTCTGAATTGCAATAGATTTCTTTAGTTTTGCGGACTATGTTCTTGCTACTCCAGAAGAACTTGCCAAAAATCTTTTTTACGTCCTTTGTTATGTACTTTGTGACGTAAAAAGCTAGATTAGACATCTGTCCGTAAGTCTGAATAGCTGTTGAGAAACCATAGCGCCAATCAGACACGTTATATACAACAGGCAAATCAGATATAACACAGCCGAGCTTATCACATATATGCAGGCGCTTTATAGTATCTATTTTAAGGGGCTTGTCATGACCCTTAACAAGACGTGTACCACTATCAACGAACTTAAAGTCACAATCGTTTATAAGAGCGTGACAATGTATACCGCCTTTTTTGTGAAACTCAGGAACAAGGACATAACGCAAGCCTTTACGTTGAACAGCATTATCAAACCAACGTTTCAAGGGCTTAAAGACTTCCCGAGGGTCGGAGCGGTCAAAATCTTTACCGCTGAATGTTATAGTAAGAAAGTACTTCCAATCATTCTGATAAACAATATCAAAGATACTTTGCTTTGCTCTTTGAACACTATCGGAACGAACTTCACCGCTTTGTGACTGCTTATCTTTAAACTTGCGAGTGTCAAGCATATCAAACGTTATGTTTCCGTTTTCGTCCTCATACTCAAAATAACATATGTAATTTTCACGAGCCTTTTTAAGTTGCTCTTGTCTTGAACGTTCGTCAATACTATGCTCATGCTTGCAGTGATACTCAAATGCAGGGTCTTTAAAAATGTGTCGGTCAGAACGTGTTATAGTATAACTGCCGTCACGATATTCCTTTATCTTTGTATTACACTTGACCTCTTTAGAGGACGTTTTTAGGGACATTTTTAACACCTCATTTTTAAAAGTGAGTACTTTTTGTGGCTAATATCAAGTAATAGCCACACGCACCGCAGGGCGGCGCAAGCGCTCGCCCCTGCGGTCGCTCGTGGCTATACGCCACGCCTTTTTCGCAGACTTCTGCTTGTCTTTCTATCGTGCATTATGTCACTTGTGACATCTACTCCACGATTAGCAAGTATTTCCGTGTCGCTGATATACTCCTTATCAAGCATATTATCTACAAGCTGAGAAGTATCATAAAGCTGTCGGCTCTGATTAGTCTGCAAATACAAACGGCTGTAAAGCTTTTTCGGCATATATGACTTATTCTCAGTATATGCCTCATACTCGTCTATATCGTAGGTTTTGACCTTAATAAGGCGTGTATAAGGGTGACGGAATGTAGCACGGCACGTTGACACTGTAGCCGTTATATCACGTATCTGCTTATCAAGCAGATTGAAGCGTTGCACTGTAGCAAGTATCATCATTTTGCGCTTTCTACATTGACAAAGGTGCTGAAAAAGCGGTTTAGGAACGGCTCTTTTACCACCTGAAAAATCTCGTGAATTGAAGATAGTGCCTATCTCATCAATCACCACAATACAATTTTTAGGAGCGTGCAGGATATCTTGTGCGGAATTAAGCTTGTATATATTCGTCCACTCAGGGAAGTTTTGAAGATTGATATTTGTAAGTATAGACAACTGAGGATAACGCACGCAATAGTTATATGCTATCTGAGCGAGGGTTGACGTTTTACCAGTGCCGAATTTACCAGTATAAAGGTGTATGCCCCAACCTTGAAAGATAGCGGAATTATTGAAGTATGCACCGAAAAGGTGGTCATACACCTCATAGGTAATAAAAGGCGGTATTTGTTTTATGTAATCAAATATAATCATAACAAATCACCTACACAGCACTTGCACAACGTGTCATGCGTATCATCACATTATAGAAAAACTTGCAGAAGATACAGAGCATAACCACAGCGAATATAAAAGCCATGCCGAGAAGCAAAGCGTCATATCTATTCATGACTTCTTGCGAAAGATCACAGCCCATTGACTTCAAAAGTTGAAAAAATGGGTTGTTTTCATCAAACACTATGTGTACTTTCATTATCGTTCACCTCACTATCATTAGTTTCAACCGCAGGAACGGCTTTTATTTCAACATCTTCACCGAACATAAGATACTCAATAAGCTGTTTTCTATTTCCGCTGAACTCATGTTCAGCCTTGAACCTTTTGAGGTCAGTGAAGAAACCTATAACACCGCTTATGGTACAGACCATAAAGCAGACGGCAAGTATAAACAAAACTAAGTTAATCATTTTTCTACCTCCTAACGAGCCATACAATTGAAGCTATCATAAGGACAGCAAGAACAAAACATATTATATTAACCATTATAATTACTCCTATCGTTTTAAAAGATATATAATGAAAGCAGCAGAACAAGATAAAACCATACTACCGACTACGACAGAACCAAGAGAAAAAGAAAAAGAGCCAAAATCAAAAGTATAAGACATACAGAGAGTTAAATTATAAAAGATAGCTTTGAAAGCATAAATAATATCCATACACACCACCTTATTTAATAAGATTAGAAACAGCATTAAAAATATACTGAGAAATGTTACGGCAGGCAGTAAAGCCAGTTGAAAAAATAGTTTCAAGAACAGCGTCAGGGATAAGATAAAACAATATAGCAGATACAAGAATAGCAACTACACGCATAATATACCCCCTTATTGAATGACATACTTAATAAGTGCAAGTGTGAGAAATGTAACAAACCATGCTGTAAAAGTAGCAATAAACCAATCAGGAAGAATACGGATTGAAGCAGTTAAAAACTCAAAATATGAACTAGAAGTTGAGAAAATAGACGAAAAGTCAGTATAATCAACACTAGCAAAATTTTTAGAAAAAGTATTATCTTTATCATGCTTCTTCTGTTCTTCAAGTGTGCGTTCTTCTGATAAAGTACCGTCTTTATTTACTGATTGATAAGTACCAGGTTTAACAGGGTGCATTGAATAATCAAAAGGGTTAGTTTTAATCATATCAATATCATTGCCTTTGCCGTCTTTAAGCGGAACGTATTTCGGATAACTATCAAAGCTGAATTGAGCAGTATAAACAGAATAACAATCAGATTTTGAAAAATAATCAAGATAACCAGTATCATCAGTATCCCATTTATCAACATTAATATAATCAATATTATTAAAGTTAACACCATTAGGACCTCTATCAACACTATAAGCTGATTTAAAGCTACCATCAAAAACAGATTGACCGCTTTCCGTAGGGAATAAAGTTTCACAAGTAAGGATAGAATTTAAAACGGATATAACTTCAAACTTTTCTGCATCTATATTTTCAAGAGGTATAGAAAGCTGATAAGTAGGCAAATTCTTTATAACAGCCTGATATTTTTTATAAGAGCAATTTTCAGAAACAATATCAGATTGCATTGTATGTTTGAAATATTCTTTAAAATCTACAGTAAAGTACGGATACAAACCATTAGCATAAACAGCCGTACTAGTTGAGCCGTCTATATCTCCATTATCTTTATCAACAATACTATAACGTTGTTGAGATAGATATGTATATACACTGTTTTGTGTAACAGTTCTAAGAGGTTTAGAGGGATCTGAAAGAGATATAAAATAAATACACTTAGATTTACCACAGCCTGTTAAATCAAAAACTTCTGCAAGATTTTTTGTACCAAGAATAGCTTCAATACTTTCACTATCAAGTTTTCCAACTTCAACATTTAATTTCATTTCAGCATAGCGCCTAATATACCAATCAAGATAATCTTGATTAAGAGTCAATGTAACATCAATAGACTTTGTTTCATAATCAGAAGTTTTACGTTTAAGATTAAGTTTCAGGTCAGGACTATATGTAACAGAAAAAGGAGCAGGAACAGCGTTAGGGTCAGTAGGTGTTATATCATCGCCGTTGTTAGTTATTTTAATATTAGATTTAAAGATGTGATTAGGATAAGAATGTGATTGTTCATCATCATCAACATATAAAGAAAAAGAAGATACATCAACATTAGCACAATATTCTAAATCATCTATGTCAGAGTTACCATAGTCAGAAACACGAGCCTTAATAAAAGAATTAGTAAAAGATGATGAATAGCGACCATGTGTAAGAATTAATGTATCATTAACCAAAATATCATCAGGAATAAAGAAAATGTAATACCACCAATAATACTGTGAACTATCCTCAGAATATGTCATAATATAATGAGAATTTTCAATATCAATATTGTTATTTTTTGCATAATCAATCATTTGTGAAAATCGTTTCACACGAATAACGTTACTAGACGAACCACCACCGCTAACATCATCAGCGAATGCAGGAACGGCACAACATATCATCACAACAAGTGCAGAGAACATACACAACACTTGTTTAATCTTTTTTCTCAATTTATCAACTTCCTTTCAAAAAAATTAAGCGGAGCAATTTGAATTACTCCGCTTATGTAAATGGTTTTGCTTATACAGCGTGTCTGAACTTTGCGAAAAGTCCTGCACCTGAGCCGAGAAGAGACAGACCTACAAGAATTGCAATAGGTACATTGCTTGTCATAGCGTCCCAACAAGAACCAAAAACAGTAACGGCATTACTAAGCATTGTTGTTACAGCTTCCATTATTAGCAAAACTCCTTTCTTATTAAATTTTTTATAACAGCGGTTTCACCGCTAATTATTTTGTGTTGCGGTGAAGTGTTCCGTCTGCATTGATAACGGTGATATCAACAAGCTGAGAACGTCCGTTAAAAATCTGATAGTTCAGCAATACATCACAGCCGAGAAGCTTATTGAAATCCTCAGAATTTCCGTTAAGTCTGATTGCATTTTCGATCGGTATTTTCAGCGTATCGACCATTTTTCCATGACAGTCGGGGTTATCAACTTCCTGCAGAAGCTGAAAGACGACCTTTTCAGGGCTGTTTATCTGCTTGCCCTCTATAACTCCGTTAAATGCTTTCTTTTTTGTCCAGCCTACGATAGTTGTTTTCATGTTTTTTTCCTTTCTGAGGTTTTTCGGCTTTTCCTCGTGCCTTTTCCATTGTGTTTCTTTTTCGTGTCCCTTTTGCCCCTGCTGGCGCTGGGGCGGAACGGCAAGCGACTTCATTCGCTTTGCTCATGAATTCCATTGCCTATTTTTTTAACTTAAATTTCTTTTCGCTTTGCTCAAATAAATTTAATTTAAAAAAATTCCATGGGACACTTACGATTATCAAATGATTTGCGATAATAAACATAAGATAAACAGATGCTCACCCGGTGGCTTCTTTAGTGCCAAAACTCTAAGAAAGTTTCATAGAGTGCTACCTATTATGCTCACGTTCACGGCTACTACCTACCATTCGAGACTTTTCCGTTTCAGGCTGTCGTCATTCACCGATTTAATCGTAGTTATCTTTATGTTCAATTAATCACTTTAAATCATATGTGATTTAACAATATCATTATAAATCATATATGATTTAATGTCAACACTTTTAAACCATATATGATATAATTTTGTGAGAATAACCAATAAAGAGGTGATAAAATTATAAATAATTACTATTTTCCACGATTAAAAGATTTGCGAGAAGATAAAGACCTAAATCAAGCAGACGTAGCAAAAATAATAGGAACAACACAACAGTACTACGGACAGTATGAAGCAGGGAAAAGACCAATACCATTTGATAGAATTATAACATTAGCAAAGTATTATAATGTTAGTATAGATTACATTGCAGGATTAACCAATGATAAGGGCGGATTACATAACAATAGCAAATACAACATCACACAACAAAACAACAATAGTGCTGTTATAAAAATTAAGGAGAAATAAATGTTTGGTTTAGATAAGACTTTAGCATATATACTTATAGGACGAATTATCATAGATGCGTTAATCTTTTTGCTTATTATTTATCTAATCTGCAAATTTCTTGACCTTTGCAAAACTGTTAATGAACTTTCAAAGAGGAACAAGGAGCAGGCGGAACTATTGAAACAGCAAAATGAAACGCTTGTGAAAATAGGACAGATAATGATAAAAATTAATAAGGATAAAGAGGAGTAATCATGCTAGAGGAATTATTTCAAAATGCTGAAACAGCGACGGCTATAATTATAGGGTTGAATATAATTTGGATAGTTATTGTTATTGCCCTGATTATTTGTGTTTTCAACATATCCATAAGACAATCACATCAGGACAGAGGACAAGACACCATAATAAAGCTACTGCAAAACATCTCCGACCAACAAGAGGACATACTTGACGAGCTGAAATACCTCAATGACAGCAATGACATAGACCGACAGGAGCAAGAGGACTACACAGAGCCGAATGACTATCAAGACTTATGAGTGTCGCCTATCGGCGAGAATACAAAATGCAGACCACTACGGATTAAAGTTGAGAAGCGGTGCTTGCTTGTCACTCCGATATAACACAATCAGAACAAAGGGAACGCACAGACTTACGACAGTGTGCAGACCTGCACCCCAGAGGTGGGCACGTGGCGATGTCACACAAAGTTTTTCACTGCGTTCAAAACTTTGGCGACCGCCACTCAGGCAGGGGGCAGGCAGGGCGCACAGCACAGCTTTATGCGCCCTGCACCCTCAAAATTTCATGCTTCGGGCATAAAAAAACACCCTACGCACTTCGTGCGTGGGCTTGCGTGGGCTTGGGGTGGTAGAGGTCGCCTGTTCAAATCAGGTCACTCCGACCAATATGTAAAAACGGCTTTCCGCTATTGTGGAGAGCCATTTTTTAGTTGTCGAAATATTCTAACACAAAAAAAGCTCCGACGGCAAATCGGAGCTTTTGGTTTTATATTACATCTTCGCAAGCTTTGCAAATTCTGCTTTCAGTGCAGGATAGATCTCTGTGTAAAGCTTGTAGTATTTCTCATACTCAGGTGCTCGCTCTGCTTCAGGCTGCTGTACCTTGTCGGTCTTTACTACTGCCTTACAAGCTTCCGGTACTGATGAGTAAATGCCTGCGCCTGTTGCTGCAAGAAGTGCTACGCCAAGGGCTGGACCTTCTTTCGATGAAGCTGTTTTTACAGGGCAGTTGTAAAGATCTGCGAGCATTGATCTCCACAGCGGTGAGCTTCCGCCGCCTCCGCATGCCATCATGTCGGATACGTTGATATCCATTTCTCTGAATACCTCAACACAATCTCTCAGGGAGTATGATACGCCCTCCATTACTGCTCTCAGCATATCACGCTTAGTGTGCATTGCGGAAAGTCCGAAGAATACTCCTCTTGCGTCAGGGTCAAGATGCGGTGTTCTTTCGCCCATGAGATATGGCAGATAGAGAAGTCTGTTTGCACCAACAGGCACTTTCTCTGCTTCCTTATCCATGAGATAATATTCGTCAACGCCCATGCACTTTGCTGTTTCTTTCTCTGCATTGCAGAAATTATCCCTGAACCATTTCAGCGAAAGTCCTGCGCCTTGTGTAACACCCATAACGTGCCATGCGTTCGGTACTGCTGCACAGCAGGTGTGAACTCTGCCCTTTGGGTCGATAGAGATAGAAGAAGTGTGTGCAAATACGACGCCTGATGTTCCGATAGTTGTGAACGCCTTACCGTCCTCTGCAACGCCTGTTCCGATAGCCGCAGCGGCATTGTCGCCTGCTCCGCCTACTACTATAGTACCCTCTTTAAGTCCTGTAAGCTCAGCCATTTTCTTTGTGACCTTGCCTGTTACCTCGCATGACTCGTACACCTTGCCCAGCATTGACATATCAATGCCAAGCGTATCGCAGACTTCCTTTGACCAGCAGCGGTTTGGCACGTCAAGAAGCTGCATACCGCTTGCGTCGGAAACCTCTGTTGCATATTCGCCTGTGAGGATAAATCTCAGATAGTCCTTTGGAAGAAGAATGTGTCTGCACTTTTCATATATATCAGGCTCGTTGTTCTTTACCCAAAGGATTTTCGCAGCCGTCCAGCCTGTGAGGGCAGGGTTTGCTGTTATCTTGATGAGCTTTTCTCTGCCTAGCTTTTCGTTCATTTCTTCAACTTCTGCGGCAGTTCTCTGATCGCACCATATTATGGACTTTCTAAGCACGTTGTTGTCCTTATCCAGCATAACAAGTCCGTGCATCTGTCCAGAGATACCAACACCTGCAACGTCCTCTTTATTTACGCCGCTTTTGGTCATAACAGCCTTGATAGTGTTTATCATTGCGTTTGCCCAGTCAGCAGGGTCCTGTTCTGCATAGCCATTTTTAGGCTGATACATAGGATATTCAATAGTTACAGAAGAAATAACAGTGCCCTTTTCGTCAAAAAGCACCGTCTTAGTGCCACTTGTGCCGCAGTCTACGCCGATTACATAAGCCATATTTTTTTACTCCTTTATAATATGTATAGTATCATTTGTGTTCATTAAAACGATTACATTAATTATACAATATTTCTCTCTGAAATGCAATACCCATAAAACGTTTTCGCAAAATTTATCTGCACATAAAAACAGGACGGTGGGGCTACCGTCCTATAAGTTTGTTGAAAGACCTGGCGAACTTGTTGGCGGGACGTCGTGTCTGCGTTATTGGCAGGGTACGGTCTTATACCGTCATTTTAAGTCTAGTCTGCTTTCTCAAGCACAAAGAATGTGCTGTTGTTTTCGCTTTTCATTTCCTTTATAGCCCAGCCTGCCGCAATCAGACTGTTGAGCTTTTCAACTCGCTGAAATCTGTCCATATCCGGGGCTTTTCCATCATGGGCTTTGTCCTCATTTCTTGAAACATAAAATATCTTTTGCATATATATCCTCTTTCCCTGAGAGTGACAATTGTTCCCCGATTTTTTTACAACTGTCGCATTTTATTGATTACATTATACTACACAAATATGGAGATTTCAAGGAATACCAAAAATTTTAACCTCTTTTTAACGCTTTAGTATTATTCTGATTTTTCATGCTTTTCAGTGCTTATTATATATAACGGCATAGGTAAGGTGAAAAAATGCACGTTTTCAGGGCTGATTTATGTGCTGATATGTACAAAAACTTATGACGAGTGAGTATTTTTATATGACAGCCCTTGACTTTTTTTTATAAAAGGCATATAATATTATTATTAATTTATATATTTATAGTCTTTATAAATAATGAAACTAAGAAACTAATTTATATGGAGGGTTTAACAATGGGTAGAGTATATAACTTCAGCGCAGGTCCTGCTGTACTCCCTGAGGAAGTGCTTAAGGAAGCTGCCGATGAAATGCTCGATTATAAGGGCACAGGTATGAGCGTAATGGAGATGAGCCACCGTTCCAAGGCGTTCGATGACATCATCAAGGAAGCTGAAAAGGACATCAGAGAGCTTATGGGTATCCCTGATAACTATAAGGTGCTGTTCCTTCAGGGCGGTGCTTCTCAGCAGTTCGCAGCCGTTCCTATGAACCTTATGAAGAACAAGAAAGCGGCTTACATAATCACAGGTCAGTGGGCTAAGAAGGCTTATCAGGAGGCTCAGAAATACGGCGAGGCTGTTGCTGTGGCTTCTTCTGCTGACAAGACTTTCTCTTATATCCCTGATTGTTCGGATCTGGATATCCCAGAGGACGCTGACTATGTTTATATCTGCGAAAACAATACTATCTATGGTACAAAGTACAAGACTCTGCCTAACACAAAGGGTCACACACTTGTTGCAGACGTTTCTTCCTGCTTCCTGTCTGAGCCTGTTGACGTAACAAAGTATGGCGTTATTTACGGTGGCGTTCAGAAGAACGTTGGTCCTGCCGGTGTTGTTATTGCTATCATCAGAGAAGATCTTATCACTGACGATGTTCTCGAGGGAACACCTACAATGCTCAAGTGGAAAACTCAGGCTGACGCTGACTCTCTTTACAATACACCTCCTTGCTATGGCATCTACATCTGCGGCAAGGTATTCAAGTGGATAAAGAAAATGGGCGGTCTTGAGGCTATGAAGGCTCACAACGAGAAGAAGGCTAAGATACTCTATGATTATCTTGACCAGAGCAAGCTCTTCAAGGGCACTGTTGTTCCTGAGGACAGATCTCTTATGAACGTTCCATTCGTAACAGGCGACGCTGAGCTTGACAAGAAGTTCGTTGCTGAGGCTACAGCAGCAGGCTTTGTAAATCTCAAGGGTCACAGAACTGTTGGCGGTATGAGAGCTTCTATCTACAACGCAATGCCTATCGAGGGCGTTGAAAAGCTTGTTGAGTTCATGAAGAAGTTCGAGGCTGAGAACGCATAAGCGTAACCTTATTATAAGAGAGGGTAATTTACAATGTATGAGATAAAGACATTAAATAAGATCGCTACCTGCGGTACTGATATTTTTGACAAGGCTAAGTACACAGTAAGCGACAATGCTGAAAATCCTACCGCTATAATGGTACGTTCAGCAAAGATGCACGATATGGAAATGCCTGAGAGCCTGCTTGCTATTGCAAGAGCAGGTGCTGGCGTAAACAATATTCCGGTTGAGAAGTGCGCAGAGCAGGGCATCGTTGTATTCAACACACCTGGCGCAAACTCAAACGCTGTTAAGGAGCTTGCTATTTGTGCGCTTCTTCTTTCTTCAAGAAAGATAACTGAGGCTGCTGCATGGGCTGCATCACTCAAGGGCACTCCTGACGCTCCTAAGACTGTTGAGGGCGGCAAGTCTAAGTTCGCAGGTCCTGAGATATTGGGCAAGACACTTGGTGTTATAGGTCTTGGTGCTATCGGCGGAAAGATCGCAAACGCAGCCGTTGCACTTGGCATGGACGTTATCGGCTATGACCCATTCCTTTCTGTAAACGCAGCTATCCAGCTTGATCCTGCTGTAAAGGTAACTGCTGATATCAATGATATCTACAAGAACAGTGACTATATCACTATCCACGTTCCTTATACACCTGACACAAAGAACACTATCGACGAAGCTCAGATAGCAATGATGAAGGACGGCGTTCGTCTTATCAACCTTGCAAGAGGAGAGCTTATCAACAGTGCGGCTGTTGTAAAGGCTATCAAGGACGGCAAGGTTGCAAAGTATGTAACAGACTTTGCAGATGATGTTGTTCTTGGCGAGGAGAATGTTATCGTTCTTCCACACCTTGGCGCTTCCACACCGGAGTCTGAGGACAACTGCGCAACAATGGCGGCTCACGAGCTTATCGACTATATCGAGAAGGGAACTATCAAGAATTCTGTAAACTTCCCTAATGCAGAGCTTGCTAAAACAGGCGACCACCTTGTTTGTGTGCTTCACAAGAACGTTCCTGCACTTATTGCACAGATCACATCTGTTGTATCTGACAAGGGCGCAAATATCGAGAACCTTGTAAACAAGTCAAAGAAGGACTGGGCTTACACAATGCTCGATGTTACAGGCGACGTTGACGCTGACGCTTTCAAGTCTATCGAGGGCGTTGTTGGCGTAAGAGTTCTTTAATTGTTGATAAAAGAAATTTTATATGCAGCAATGAGGCTGCCCACGGACGAACTGCGTCTTGGGCAGCCTTTTTTGATACAAAAAAGCTATAATTTAAGTGAAAAATGGAGGAATTTAAAATGGACAAACTTATAACAGCAATTTTATTTATCGGAATACCAATGGCACTGACTCAGCTTATTTACAGGATAATTGACCGCAAGGGTAACAAGACCGCAAAGCTTGCTGAGCGTTTTCCTGTGCTTGTGAAAAGAAAGTTTCTTGTGCAGATAGGCGGAGCAATGGCGTTCGTTATCGTGTTCGGGCTTATCTCGCTTCTGCTTGACCTGCCTATCAAGGTGTTTTTCATTGTGTGCGGAGTTGTAGTGGGCGTGATAAACGGCATGGCGGTCACGCTTATGTACAGAGATTAGTCGGTTGCAACGTGGCAACTGATGAAAAAAAGGCGCTGTAAAAAAACGCGCAATAAAAAAAGACTGCAACCACCCTTAAAAGGGTAGGAAAGCAGTCTTTTTTGTGGTATAATAAATTTGATGAAAAAATACCAACAAGAATATAATACACCATATCAATTAAAATTTCCTATAGAAATTGAAAAAATTATTGAAACAACAGATCCGGTATATACATTTTGTGAAGTTATTGATCATATTGACCTAAATAAATACCTGACGACTGAGGAACGCAGGACAGGCAGACCAAGATATGATGAAAAAACTTTGCTAAAAGTAATACTGTTCGCATTCATGGAAAATGGCTATGAATCATTAAGAAAAATAGAAAAGCTGTGCAAAACAGATATCCGCTTTATGTGGTTATTACAGGACGAACCGCCGCCAAGCCATATGACGATAGACAATTTTATGAACAATGTGCTTAACGGAAAAATAGAAGAGATATTCGCTGACATCAATGCTTACATATTTGAACAAGAAAACGTAGATATGGATCATGTGTACATAGACGGAACAAAGATCACAGCCAACGCCAACAAATACAGCTGGGTATGGAAAAAGAGCTGTGAGAAAAATCGCGTGAAAGTATTTGCAAAGATAACAGAACTGTTAAGTGAGATAAATACAAGAATAGCCGCATTTGGTGTGAAATTTGGAGTTCGCGAAGAATATGCCATCGAATATCTCGAACAGATATTAAAGCAATATATACAGCTTTGCGGTTTTGATCCTGCTTCTGCTGTCAGGGGACGTGGACATCATAAAACTCCAGAACAGCGATATTATGATAAGCTTACAAGTTATATTGCGAGACTAAAAAAGTATGCAGAGCACATAAAAATATGCGGCAATGAACGAAACAGTTATTCCAAAACAGACCATGA